AGAAAGACTTTTCTCCAGCCTCTAGAAGATATGGGTATGGAGATGGACATTATTGTCGGTAATCATGATACATTTTATAAGAACACGAATCAGATCAATGCCATTGATGAAGTCGTTAGACGCTACAAGAATATCAACTTCTACAAAGATCCAGAAGAAGTAGATCTTTTCGGTGTCCAGACTCTGTATCTTCCGTGGATTTGTAAGACAACCACAAACAAAGCATGGACATGATAAAGCTGTCTGAGTCTCGTTTGTGTATTGGGCATCTTGAGATTGAAGGATTTACGATGCATCCGGGTCAACTCAGCAAAGAAGGTCTGAGTGCTTCTATCTTCAAAAAGTTCGAAAAGACTTTATCGGGCCATTTTCATCATAGATCAGATAGTAACGGAATTTACTATCTAGGTTGCCCGTACCAGATGAACTGGTCCGATTATGGTTACGTCAAAGGATTTCATGTTCTGGACACAGAGACACTGGAACTGACCTTTGTGGAGAATCCATACGACATCTACACGAAGTACATTGTAGAAGGTTCTGGAAAGTACAAGAAAAAGCCTCTTAAAGAAGAAGATGTAAAAGACCACTACATCCGTGTTGTTGTTAAGGAGAAGGTTGACGTTGAAGAATTTGATGACTTTATCGGTGAGATAGAGTCTTTCTCCCCTCTTGAGGTTAAGATTGTTGATGAGACGATGATCTACCAAGAGAGAAGTTCAGATGTAGATCTAGACAATATTGAAAATACCAGAGAAATTATGGACAGGTATGTTGACATGATTGAAACTGACGTGGATCTTGATAAACTCAAAAAGAAGATCCACGACATCTACTACAAGGCAATGAATGCAGAATAATGTACATTAAGTTTGAGAAAATTCGTTGGATGAATTTCCTGTCAACAGGAAACGTTTTTACAGAAGTAGATCTTGCAGAACATAAGACCAGACTAATCATTGGTGACAACGGGTCTGGTAAGTCTACTATCTTAGATGCTCTGACATTTTGTTTGTACAACAAGCCATTCAGAAAAATCAACAAGCCTCAACTCATCAATTCTATCAACAAGAAAAATTGTCTTGTCGAGCTAGAATTAGAGACTGGTGGAAATAAATATAAGATAACAAGAGGCATAAAGCCCAATGTGTTCGAAATTCACAAGAATGGTGAACTGTTAAGCCAAGACGCAGCAAACAAAGATTACCAAGAGGTTCTTGAAAAGAATATTCTCAAACTAAACTACAAGTCTTTCTGTCAGGTGGTGATCGTGGGATCAGCATCCTTTGTTCCTTTCATGCAACTGAACACAGCTTCCCGTAGGGAAGTGATTGAAGACATTTTGGACATTAAGATTTTTTCATCTATGAGCAGTTTGGTCAAAGATGAGATATCTTCTCTGAAGACTAAACTTTCCCAAAACTCTGACAAAAGAAGTCTGAAGGAGGAAAGTATCAGGATGTTTAAAGAGACTCAGAAAAAGCTTAATCGTAACACTGAGGAACTTATAACCAATTACAACAAAAAAATAGATGAAACAAAAGCAAAAATCGAAGATGCTCAGAAAGAGGTTGATGTTCTTATCGAGCATGTGTCTGACTTCGATGATATCAAGAAACAGAACAAAGATCTCACCCAAAAGCTGAATGAGATTCAAAAGTTTGAATACGGCATCAAACAAAAATTAGGTGAGATTAAAAGAGACATAGATTTCTATGACAACAATGAGCAGTGTCCGACTTGTAGTCAGGACATAGAAGATAGTTTCAGACAGAACGTAAAGAATTCAAAATCCAAAAAGATAGCTGAGTATGAGGAAGGTCTGAAGGCTCTTTCCGATAAGAGTCAAAAGATCAATTTTAGAATTGAGCAAATCTCAAAAATTCTTGAACAAAAGACACAGAAGAACATTGAGTTGTCTGAAAAGAATAATGAGATAAAAATGAACAATAATTATATTTCTGATATTGTTCGTGAAATTGATAAACTCAACAAAGAACGTAAACAAGATCAGGATGATAGTGAACTTGTTAAGCTTCAGGATGAATTCAAAGAACTAAAAAAAGAATATCTTGCCTTAAAGGAAGAGGCCAGCATTCTTGAGGTTGCTGTGTCGTTGTTGAAAGATGGTGGGATCAAGGCTAAGATTGTAAAACAATATGTTCCCATTATGAATTCTCTTATCAACAAGTATCTACAAGCTATGGACTTCTTCGTCAGTTTTGAGCTTGATGAAAGCTTCTCAGAGAAGATTCTGTCGAGACATAGAGATGCCTTCAGTTATGATTCTTTTTCTGAAGGTGAGAAGTTTAGAATTGATCTTGCTCTTCTGTTTACGTGGAGAAAGATTGCTAAACTCAAGAATAGTGTCTCCACAAATATTTTGATTATGGATGAAGTCTTTGACTCCTCACTCGATTCGGGAGGAACAGATGACTTCATGAAACTGATCAATGAAACAGATGACATGTCTAACATCGTCATCATCAGTCACAAAGGTGATCAACTACACGATTCCTTTGATAATGTTATAAAGTTCGAAAAAGTGAAAGGTTTTAGTAAGGTGGCATGATGGATGAAAGAGAACTTGTAGATTCCAAGAACGATATCCTAACAACAAAGTTAGATCCTTTTGATTTTAACAATCCTATTGAAGACCCTAAACAATTAGCTACCGACATGATCGGACTAATAAGAAAATATAAGATAGTAGCTTTATCTGCGAATGAAATTGGATTGAATGCAAGAGTTATTGTGTTGGATACAGATCCAATATACGCAATGTTTAATCCTGTTATCACCACCACATTTGGTGAAGAAGTCTATTTAGAAGAAACTGATATTACTAGAAGCGATATTGTATGTAAGATTAAAAGACCCTCTGGCGTTAGAGTTAGATTCCAAGACATCAATGGCGAATTTAATATCGAAAAATTTATAGGTCTTACGGCAAGAAATCTTCTACACCATATTGACAACATCAACGGGCAGGTGTTTTACAACAAGGCCACGTCTTATCACAGACAGCAAGCACTCAAAAACAGAAAAAAGAAATCGGGTCAAAAATGACTGACTTCAAATACAGAGAAAACGAAATCTTGTTCGAAGTTGAGGAGTATATCGAATCAACATATAACCAACACTACAAAAGCAAGAAAACGGACATGCAAGCTGTAGATGTTTGGGAAGCTCTAGGGACACTTGAATGGACAGCTAGGGACAATGCTTTAAAATATTTGCTTAGATATGGAAAAAAAGATGGTAAAAACAAAAAAGACCTGTTAAAAGCAATACATTACATTATATTAATGATGTACACACTTGAAGAGGAAAAGTAAAAAATGCTTCTACATCCTGAATCACAATTTACTTCTACTAAAATTACTGACGTAGAGAAAGGCGATGTGCAGCCGAATGCTGTTGATATTCGTTTAGAAGAAGTAGAGAAAATTGAACCGTCTGATTTTATTTTAGATGAAATCGACAAGAAACACAGAATTACGTCTAAGCTTCCAGTACAGGCTGATGGCTTCTACGTGCTAGAGCCGGGTTCTTATAAGATCATCATGAGAAACAAAGTTGAAATCGGAGAGTCTGAGGCAGGTGTTGTTATCAGCAGATCTTCTTTGATTAGAAATGGTGTTTATCTTTGTTCTGGTCTTTATGACACCGGATATAAAGGTTCTATGGTTGCTCTTATGGTTGTGACAACAGGAACAGCAAAGATTAAAAAGGGTGCTAGAGTTGGTCAGTACCTTATTCTCGAATCAGAAAGCAATGGTACATACCAAGGCAATTATGGTGAAAAATCTGTTTAACTTAAAACGAGGTAGATAATGAAAACTGAAATTTCTATTGAGGAATTGCAGAAAAGGAAATTGTTTGTAGCAACACCTATGTATGGTGGTCAGTGCCACGGTATGTTTGCTAGATCGACAGCAGACTTAGCTGCTGTCTGTGCAAAATATAATATCGAGATTCGATTTTATTACCTTTTCAATGAGTCTCTGATTACAAGAGCTAGAAACTATTGTGTTGATGAATTTATGAGATCTGGTTTCACACATCTCATGTTTATTGATTCTGACATTGGTTTTAATCCTAAAGATGTGCTTGCACTTATGGCTTTACAAGATGAAGAATCTGAGTATGACATTATTGCTGGTCCATATCCAAAAAAGAACATCTCATGGGAAAAAATCAAGCTGGCTGTTGATCAAGGTGTAGCTGACGATAATCCAAGTACGTTAGAACAATTTGTAGGTGATTACGTATTCAATCCTGTTGCTGGTCAAAAATCTGTTCCTCTCAATGAGCCTGTTGAGGTTGGAGAAGCTGGTACTGGATTTATGATGATTCGTAGAGAAACGTTTGACAAGTACGATGAGATTTATCCTGAGTACAAGTACAAACCTGATCACGTTCGAACCGCTCACTTCGATGGCACTAGAGAAATTACGGCATACTTTGATTGTATTATTGATCCAGAATCAAAAAGATACTTATCAGAAGATTATATGTTCTGTTACAATGTTCGTAAAGCTGGAATGAAGGTTTGGTTATGTCCTTGGATGGAACTTAAGCATTGCGGTTCATATATCTTTGGTGGTAGTTTAGGTGCATTGGCGCAGATTGGTGCTGTTGCCACAGCAGACGTAAATGAACTTAAGAAGATGAAAAAGTGATGAAAATATCTAAAGAAACGATTGATTTGTTGAAGAACTTCTCGACAATCAATCCTTCTGTTTATGTGGAGTCTGGATCTTTGGTCCAGACTACCTCACCTTATGGAAATGTATTTGCATTTGCGGATGTGGATGAGTTTTTTGATAAGCCTTTTGGCATTTATGAGTTGTCTAGGTTTCTCAATATCATTTCCATGATGCCTGATCCTGAATTTGATTTCAGTGATAAATCAGTTGAGATTAGTTCAGGTAAGCATAGTGTTAAATATCAGTATGCTGACAAAAGTATGATCATCCATCAAAAGGTTGATCCAGCTAATGTTACTTCCTTTTCTGGGTCTGTAAACTTTACAATGACTAAAAATGATGTAGTAGTTTTACGTAAAGCTGCTGCTCTTTTGGATATGCCTGAAGCACAGTTTGAGTGTACTGACGGTAAAGTCATTGTCAGAGCAATTGATCTAGACAATGGAACGATTGATGATTGGACAACAGTTATTACTACGACAGACCAAGAAGACAGCGGACCAATTACATTCTCGTTTGACAGCTTAAAGCTTATGGACGGAGACTACGATGTATGCTTAGATCCTAATTCTTCCTTTGGCGTCTTTAAAGGAAAGCAAATTCCTGTGACTTATGCTGTCAGTGTACGAGGTGACGTGTGATTGTTGATGATTGTATCTGGGCTGAAAAATATCGTCCCAAAAGAGTACAAGATGCCGTTTTGCCAGAGAGTATCAAAGAGAAGCTGCAAAGGTTTGTAGACAAAGGGAATCTACCAAACCTGATATTTTCTGGTTCTTCTGGCGTTGGTAAAACTACGGTTGCCAAGGCCATGTTGGATGAGTTGGGTTGTGATTACATTGTGATCAATGGTTCATTAGACGGAAACATTGACACTTTGAGAGTAAAGATTAAGCAGTTTGCTTCTGCAGTTTCGATGACAGGCGGTAGGAAGTATGTCATACTTGATGAAGCTGATTACCTTAATCCAAACTCGACACAACCTGCTCTCCGAAACTTTATGGAAGAGTTTTCGAAGAATTGTGGGTTCATTCTGACCTGCAACTACGTCAACAAAATCCTACAGCCTTTGAGGTCAAGATGCTCTCACGTAGAGTTTAAAATCTCAAAGGAAGAAAAGCCGCAGATTGCAAGTCAGTTCTTTAAAGGTCTTAAGAGTATTCTTGAGGTTGAAGGTGTAGAGTACGAAAAGAAGACTCTGGTTTTGCTTCTGGATAAACATTTTCCAGATTTTAGGAAGATCTTGAATGAAGTTCAGTATTACTCATCGACGGGAGAGCTTAGTACAGATGTCGTTAGTTCTTTTGATGAGGCATACAGTCAACTGTTCAAATATCTAAAAGACAAGAACTTCACAGAAGTTCGTAAGTGGGTCTCGAACAACAACGACATTCATCCCGACACTCTGTTCTCAAACATCTATACAATGTCTGTTGATTATCTTGAAAAAGCTTCGATTGCACAGCTTGTTCTGATTCTTGCAGATTATCAGTACAAGCAAGCTTTTGTTGCAAATCCTGATATCAATGTGACAGCGTGTTTAACAGAGATTATGGCAGGGTGTATGTTCAAGTGAAGCTCTTCGACTATGTGAAAAATATTTCGACTGAAAACGATCCTGTTGAAGAAACAGGGTCAGAATATGATGCTTACATCATAAACAAGGCTTTCTCTTTGTATCCGGACACAATCTTGTTCTCTAACGAAATGAACATGAGACCTGAGATACCAAATAGCAGACATTACTCTTATCTTTTCAATTCTGTTAGGAAAAGAAAGAGATTTACGCCTTGGCCTAAAAATAATTCCTCAGAAGACGAAAAGCTAGTATCTAAAATATATAAATATAATCAGCATAAAACAAAGCAGGTAATGAAGCTGTTGTCAGAAGAACAATTAGATATGCTGAAAGAAATGTATGACGAAGGTGGGGTATGAACGCAGATATTATTGATTCGTTTGTTGAGGTTGATCTTGAAAGTGAAGACGACTTTCGGAAAATCAGAGAAACACTTACTCGGATAGGTGTATCCTCTAGGAAAGAAAAGAAGCTTTTTCAATCCTGTCATATTCTCCATAAACAAGGTAAGTATTATATTGTCCATTTCAAGCAGATGTTTGCTTTGGACGGTAAACCTTCTAACATGGAAGAAAACGACACAGGCAGACTCAATACTATTGCTAATCTTCTTGCAGAATGGAACCTCCTGAAAGTTAAAAATCCAGAGAAGACAAAAGCTCCTGTAGCTTCGATGAGCCAAATTAAAGTTGTTCCTCATAAAGAAAAGGAACAATGGGACTTGGTGCCGAAGTATAATATAGGCTCTAAAAAGATACCTTGATCTCTAATTACATTTTGTATAAATAGAACCATTGAATGCCGAAAGGGTTCAATGGTTCTTTTTTGCTTATACAAGGAGAAAGTATATGAACAAGGTATATTACAATTCGCCGTTTTTCATTGGTTTAGAAAAAACATTAGAAACCCTTGAAAATTTGTCCTCACAACAACCAAACTATCCACCATATAACATTATTGAAACAGATGAACATAACTTTATTATTCAGTTTGCTGTTTCTGGTTTTGGTGAGAGTGAGTTAAAGGTTGTTCATGATGGGTCTACTGCCAATAGGATCTTGACCGTAACAGGCGAGAGACAGAAAGAAGAAGGTAGTGAGATAGATTATAGTTACCATCATCGTGGTATCTCGATGAAGAATTTCGAAAAGAAATTTACGTTGGGAGAATATGTTGAGGTAAGTTCGGTGACATTAAGACAAGGTATTTTAGAGATCAAGCTTGTCAAAAATATTCCTGAAGCACAACGACCAAAAGAATATAAGATAGAGTCGTAAAACACTATAGCCCCCGAAAGGGGGCTTTTTTGTTGCATGTGGGTATGCTAACATACGTCAAACTAAGGAGAATGTATGAAGTTCTATACACGTTGTGATAACATAAAAGGTTACTACCATATCCGTGGGTACGATAACGGAAAACCGTTCCACGAAGAACATAAAGTAAAACATTTTCACTACGAAGTTACAGCCAAAGAGACAAACTCTCCGTTAAGAACAATGGACGGAAAAAAGGTTGTCAGAAGAGATTTCGAAAACAGGGCAAAAATAGACGAAGCTAGAAAACAAATATCAGAGACAACAAACCGTGATTATTACGGGATGGAATTGTCTATGTATCCTTTCATAAATGAAATGTATTCTGGCGAGATACAGTATGATTCTAAACACATTCGAGTCGTCAATATTGATATTGAGATTGCTGCCGATGATGGATTTCCCGACATTCAAGAGGCGTTAAAACCTATAACAGCAATAACAATGTATTATGATGGGACTTATTACGCCTACGGTATAGGAAGTTACAAGAAGCATAGAGAAGACGTTTTCTACAAAAGATACGAAAATGAGATGGCTTTAATTCTTGGCTTTGTTGATGATTGGAGAAAGATAAATCCAGATGTCGTTACCGGATGGAACGTTGAAGGGTTTGATATACCTTACATGATCAATAGATTTGAACGTGTTGCTGGTAAATCTACATCTGATCGATTATCACCTTGGAATATTATTGTTCAAAAGACTATCACAAAAAGAGGAAAATTTGGTGAAGAGACGCATCAAGTTAAAGACGTAAAGGGATTAACTGTTCTTGACTATTTGATTTTATATAAGAAATTCACGTACAAGGCTCAAGAAAACTATCGTCTGGATACTATTGCCAATGTCGAGCTTGGCGAGAGAAAGTTAGACTATTCGGAGCATGGATCTCTTTTAAGTCTTCATAAAAACGATCATCAAAAGTTTATCGAATACAATATTAAAGACGTAGAGCTTGTTCAGAGATTAGATGAGAAGCTTGGTATGTTGGAGTTGGTTTATGCTCTTGCATATGATGCAAAGGTAAACTTTGCTGATTCTTTAACATCTGTAAAGATGTGGGATGTGATCATTCACAATCATCTTATTAAGCAAAATATTGTAATTCCGGGAAAGCCTTTAGAAGTCAACAAAGGCGAAAAGATTAAAGGTGGTTACGTTAAGCAGCCTAAACCGGGAATGTATGAGTGGTTGTGTTCTTTTGACCTTGATTCTCTGTATCCACACTTAATTATGCAGTACAACATTTCTCCAGACACATTTAAGGGACATATAGGAAAAAGTGTTACTGTAGATAGTATTCTTTCCGATACCTGCGATATGAAATCTATTCAGCAAAGATTGGATGAAACTAATTGTTGTATGGCAGCATCAGGATTCGTCTTCTCTAAAGAAAAACAAGGGTTTTTAGCAGAGCTTATGGAGACGATGTACGAAGATCGTGTTAAATATAAAAACATGATGAAGGAATCGACTAAAAAGTACAAAGAGACGGGGGAAGAAAAATATAAGCTTGAGATTACACGTTATCATAACATGCAGATGGCGAAAAAGATTCAGTTAAACTCAGCTTATGGTGCTTTGGCTAACGAGTGGTTCAGGTGGTTCAACAATAGCTATGCAGAGTCCATTACCCTATCTGGACAGCTTGCTATTAGATGGATACAGGACAAGCTAAACATCTATTTGAACAAAGTTGTGGGGACTACTAATGAAGACTTCATTGTGGCGTCAGACACTGACTCTGTTTATGTTACTTTTGATAAGTTGGTTAAACTTACTTTCGGTGACGTATCTGAAGTGCCAAAACAGAAAATTGTCCGTTTCTTGGATAAGGTCTGTGACCAAAAGATCCAACCATTTATCGAAAAAACTTATCAAGAGTTGGCTGAATACACTAGAGCGCATTCTCAAAAGATGAATATGAAAAGAGAATGTATTGCTGATAAAGGAATCTGGACAGCAAAGAAAAGATACATTCTCAATATGTATGTCAATGAGAACGAGGTATACGATACGCCGAAACTTAAGATGATGGGTATCGAAGCTATCAAGTCTTCTACACCTACAATCTGTAGAAAGTACATTACGGACACCATAAGACTGATTATGGACACAGATGAGCAAAAGGTGATAAACTTCATTTCGAAAGTAAAAAGGGAATATTCCAATCATTCTTTTGATGAAGTCGCCTTTCCTAGAACGGCAAACAACGTAAAGAAATATAAAGATACCACGACTATCTATAAGAAAGGTACGCCAATTGCTGTGAGAGGTTCTTTACTTTACAACAAAATTATCGAGGATCATGGACTAACTAATCTTTATGAACCGATAAAAGATGCTGACAAAGTAAAATATTGTTATCTTAAACTACCTAACCCTGTTAAAGATAACGTGATTTCTTGTTCATCCGGGTTGCCGAGTGAACTTGAATTGGAAAAATATGTAGACTACAAGATACAGTTCGAAAAAGGTTATCTTGAGCCTATGAAAGCCATCCTCAATGCTGTAGGATGGGAACACGAAAAGAGAAACACCCTTCCATTTTTATAGGAGTTTGTGATGAGTGATTTTTTTAGAAATCTCGCTGACGAAGTGAAAGATGTCGATAGTAGTATTTTGGCCGATGGTGAAGGTGCTGCAGAGTTTACCGGATACATTGATACTGGCTGTCTGATGCTGAATGCGGTTCTTTCTGGTAGTCTTTATGGCGGCATTCCAAACAACAAGGTAACTGCCTTTGCTGGGGATCCAGCAACGGGTAAGACGTTCTTTGTGCTATCTGCTGTCCGAGAGTTTTTGAAGGCCAATCCTAAGTCTGGTGTCGTTTATTACGATACAGAAGCTGCGGTAACAAAGCAGATGATGGAAGAGAGAGGAATTGACGTAAACAGAGTCATCCTTGCTGAACCAGATACTATTGAATCTTTCCGCACTCACTCTTTGAAGTTTCTGGACAAATATATGGCAGTAGGAACCAAAGAGGATGAATTGCCTCCGATGATGATGGTTCTTGATTCTTTGGGAATGTTATCAACAAACAAAGAGATGCAAGATTCTCATGACGGTAAAGATACCCGAGACATGACTAAATCTCAGGTTATTAAGGGAACTTTTAGAACTCTGACCTTAAAGCTTGCCCGTGCTAAGGTTCCTTTGTTGATTACTAACCACGTATATCAGGTTATAGGCTCTTATGTTCCGACAAAAGAAATGGGCGGTGGATCTGGTCTTAAGTTTGCTGCATCAACTATTGCCTTTCTTTCTAAGAAAAAGGTCAAAGAGGGTACAGATTTCACAGGCAATATCATTACTGTGAAAATGAATAAGTCTAGACTGAGTAAAGAAAATTCACAGGTAGAACTTCTTCTTAACTACAAGACCGGACTTAGCAAGTGGCATGGTGTTCTTGAGTTTGCTGAAAGTAAGGGTATTGTTGAAAAAACTGGTACTAGATACAAGTTTCCCGATGAGGTGGCTTCTGTGTTCGCCAAACATGTTTACGAAAAGCCCGAAGAATACTTTACTGAGTCTGTAATGGAAAAAATCGAACAAGCCGTGGCAGAGGAGTTTAAGTACGGCCAATGATTGATGATTTGATCCTAATGAATTTAGCAGTAAACGAGGAGTACTCTAGGAGGGTACTTCCGTTTATCGATTCAGCTTACTTCAGTACGAAGAGTCAAAAGATCACTCTTAAGATGATAAAGGATCATATTGAAAAGTACAACGTAAACCCAACCAAAACATCTTTGATCGTTGATCTTGAAGAAATGGACAACATTTCTGAAGATGACTTCAACTCAATCAAAAATCTAATCACAGGATTCAAGGTTGACGATAATGTTGAACTTGACTGGCTTGTTGATACTACCGAAAAGTTCTGTCAGGAAAAGGCTGTGTACAATGCTTTGATGCAGTCTATTGAGATTGTCGATGGGCAGAACAAAACACTGACTAAAGGTGCAATTCCAAAAATCTTGACTGATGCTTTGGCTGTGTCTTTTGATACCGATGTCGGTCACGATTATATTGAAGATGCTGAGAAGCGTTATGAATTTTATCACCGTAAGAACGATAAGATTCCCTTTGATATTGATCTTTTCAACGTCATCACCAGAGGTGGGTTTGAGAAAAAGACGCTCAATGTCTTTATGGCAGGACCGAATGTCGGTAAGTCGTTGGTGATGACACACTTTGCTGGCGCTCATCTGGCTATGGGAAAGAATGTTCTTTATGTCACTATGGAGATGGCGGAAGAGAAAATCGCCGAGAGACTTGATGCCAACATTCTAGATGTGCCGATTGAAGACATTATCCAACTCACCAAAGAAAACTTTCTTACAAAGGTCAGCAAGTTTGGTACTAAAACAGCAGGAAAACTTCTTACTAAAGAATATCCGACATCACAGGCAAACGTGAATCACTTAAGGGTTCTTTTGAACGAGATTAAGTTGAAGAAGAAGTTTTGGCCCGATATCATCTATATTGACTACATCAACATTATGAGTTCTTCAAGGATTTCTGCTGGCAATGGGGCGAATTCATATTCAATTATCAAGAGTATTTCTGAAGAACTGAGGGGTCTCTCTGTTGAACACGGTCCACCTGTTGTTACTGCTACACAAGTAACAAGATCTGGATTTAAAAATTCTGATATTGATATAGATGATGTTGCTGAGTCGTTCGGTCTTCCTGCAACAGCCGACTTCATGGTTGCTCTGACAAGAAACGATGAGTTGGATGATCTTGGTCAGATCATGGTCAAACAGCTTAAGAATAGATACGCTGACAAGAACAAAAACAAAAGGTTTGTTGTTGGTGTTGATATGGAAAAGATGAGACTATACAACGTTGACAACTCAGCACATGACGATGTGATGGACTCTCCGGTGTTTGATAACACGAACACGGCTGAGAAGTTTAATATGGACAAATTTAAGGATTTTATGTAGTGAACAAAGTAAAACTTCTTGCAATGACTCAGCCTGAAAAAGAATCAGGGATTCCAGACTCTTCTGGTTTAATTGCATATTGTGCAAGAGTGAGTAATCCTGACAATCAGGACAACTACGAAACAGCGCCAAGATTGATTGATTATTTGATCGAACATGCACACTGGTCTCCTCTGGAAATGGTGAATCTTGTTTTCGAGATTGACTGTCCAAGAGACATTGCACGGCAGATTTTACGACACAGATCTTTCTCTTATCAAGAATTCTCTCAAAGGTATGCTGAAGCAACCCAACTTGGTATGACAACTAGAGAGTTTAGACTGCAAGATCAAAAGAACCGTCAGAATTCTATTGAGATGGAAGATGATGAGTTGAAGAAGCAGTGGGAAGCAAAACAGAAGCAGATCCAACATGAAATCACTATGGCTTATAAGTGGGCTTTAGAGAACAATATGGCTAAGGAATGTGCTAGAGTTATTTTGCCTGAAGGTATGCAAATGACTCGTATGACGATGAACGGAACGTTAAGGTCGTGGTTGCACTATCTTGATCTGAGACAAGCCAATGGCACTCAGAAAGAGCATACGGACATTGCTATGAAGATGAAACCTATCGTGTCGAAAAAGGTTCCGATTGTATCCAAATGGCTAAATAAAATATAACAAAAATACGCTACAAGGTTTTTAGATGTCTGAAGATGATGGCACAATCAATCGTATTAATATTTCATATCCGACAGGTGGTTCCTTTCTTACTTCAGAAACAAGTAAAACAGGAGCTATAAAAATAACTTTACCTAACTCTTGGTCCGATTCTATGCTAAGAGTTAATATTAATGTTTCAGAATATTCGGATGAAAAATCTTTTGAACTTACGGTTGGAGGTCTTGATAGTTCGGATGATGGGGGTCAGTGGAAGAATACATTTGCTTCACTGACACCTGACTCTAGGCAGATAATTGATCTTTCAGCTAGATTTGGTCACGATTCAGAAAAAACATGCATATTTATAGGTGAAGTCGATTCGTCTTGGTCGTATCCACAAATTATTGTGACTGAGTTCGAAGCTAAAAATGAAAAAGTTTCGAATTATGGCTGGTATGAGGGTTGGAAAGTTGAGTTTGTTACAGAATTTGATACAATTGATTCTACTGTAGAATTCCCAACAGTTTGGCACACAAGTAACGATGGTCCGGGATCTGGCCTTGACGCAGATACATTAGATACAATTCAAGGTGAACAATTCACAAGACGTGATGGTTTTGATCACGCAAATACTGTTCACATAAATTCAGCAAACAACGAAATAAAATTTACTTCTAATACATTTACTATTGATGTGCCAAGTGATTTTGTTCTTAAAGATAGCACTGAATCTGTCGAAAATTTGATATGGAGAGATCAATCTGCGGGTAAACTTTATTTTGGTACAAATACTGCTGCTCCTGTGACAAGAGAAGATTTGTACACAAATGGTGGTTTCAAATATTGGAATGCTGATGATGTAGTTACGAGTACTCTTTTGACGCAGACAGGTAGCGGTACGTGGGACATGCTTGAATATCAAAGTGCTTTGTTCACAGCTTCTGGTTCAACGACAGTCACTATATCGAATGCAAGTTCTACACCTGTTGGAACGTCATTTAATTTAATAGTTGTTGATGCTGCTGGTGCTTCGATTACTATTACCGCATCTCCGACACCTAAGTATCCAAATGGAGTGGTTCCATTTTTGAATGGAATTTCTGGACAGTATCTTGTTTTATCTTTTGTTCATG